GTGTTCTAGGCTGTCCAAAAAACTGACCTACCTTGTCATTCTTGCTGTAATTGCACCTAGTACATGCAGCCACAAGGTTGTCAGGCTCATCAGTGCCGCCTTTGCTTATAGGCATGACGTGGTCAACTGTTGTGGCATTTTCTGATCCGCAGTATTGGCAGCAATAGCCGTCACGTATCAGTATCCGTTCTCTGATCTTGCGCCAAGCCCTAGTGTTTCCACCAGTAGCTCTTGCACTCTTGGTTGACATCAGTGGTATCCATTCTTTAACCAGAAGCGCCAAGCATTGCACATGCTGCCATATCGGCCTTCAATGTATCTGATCGACCATTCGACTTGCTTAAAGCCGTCAAGGTTCTTGTACTTAACGTTGCGCATTTGACCAATACCGAAGTGACTACCGTTCTTTGCATTTACTCGCCAATTACTTTCCTTTGTTATTAGCTTGTAAAAGCACTGATATTGGCTGTCATTTACTATCTGGCTGTGTGCATATAGTTTGATTGCGTCCCGGTAATCGACGCCGTAGGCAGAGCTTTGGCCTATTACTGCGCTGGCGATTACTGATAACAGCACAGTTTTTTTTATTTTGCTTTTAATGATTAACCTGAAAGAGTCAAAATCATTCTGTCTGTAGGTCATAAAATCTCCTGCGACTTGTATGCTCCAGCGTACACCAGCAAGTCAAGTAGGCCAGAGTTATCCACAGGTTTTAAGCATAGGTTTGGGCGTGTTGTCCACAGGTTATCCACAGGCCTTCTCGCAATCCTCTGAATGGTTCTTGATCGAGACTTGCAGGATAGTTACAGCAACCAGTGGCCTTGCACTGTCAATGTCAAAGGTTTTGCCACAATCGCAGGTGTGCTTGATCTCGGTTCTCATTCGTCTCTGACCAAACTTTCATCAACTAATTTGACGCCGAATGTGCCACAGCCCGAACATTGGCTGAACCACTCATGAAGCGTTAGCTCTGCGCCTTTGGATAGTAAATGCAACCTGCGCCCGTCACCGTAAAGCTTTGCGCAGATCGAGCAATCAAATATGAGTTGTCGCATAGCTGCTCCTAACCAAATCACCGATTGGATTAAGGCTGTCTTGATTGACCCACCAGCTCTCTTGCTGGCTATTCTTGAATTGCTTTTGCATGGCTTGCTTTACCGGCAACCAGCCCACAATGTAATACTCAGGCGACCTGCCAACGACAAGCACTGCAACATCATCAACTCGATCGTTCGGATACACGATAAGAGATCCGTTTATGTAGCTAGTCCACTTGACTTCTATGCCTTTGCCTACGTCTGCGTTGCGTTTGCCATTTGACACGTTGACGTCATAATCAAGGCCAAAGTATCGGGCGACAACCATTTCCGCGCCCAGAGACTCTGCGTACTCTGTGACTCGTTCATAATTGTTTAACTTTGCGTTATATCGCTGGACTCGACTTAGATCATCTAGCGAGAAAACGACCTGAGCCGCTCGATTGTGTATAGCCCATTCATCTGCGTCTGATATTTTCATTTTAATCATCATTGCTGACACGCCAGACAAATCCAGAGAATGTCATAATCGTCACGACCGCCTAATTTAGGCGCATAATGTTGGCCTTTATCGCACCATTCGATTGCCGGTGGAATGACCTCATCTCGCAGCTCTGATCCGTCCTTGTCGATACGCAACCGCGCACCTGTTGTCAGGTTTATCATCTCGAAGTCGCCCATGACTACACCTGTGGCTTCCACTGGCCGTCTGAGCCAAGCATGAACCAACGTGGCGCACATTGCTTGGCTTTGGTTTTCTCAACGCACATATAACCGCCCCAAGCCTTGCCATTTTTATCGCCAGCGCGCCAGATCATGTGGCCATGAGAGCAGATTGGCGCAGCTGCTACCTGTACGCCGCCCAGCTGTGATTTGATCTGTTCGATTGCCATAGCTGCTGGCACAAGATCCTCACTTATTGAAGTTGCCCAAAGATCAACGTCCTGCGCACTTTCCTTGACCATTTGTACGTCAATGTTTTCTGCCTGACGCATATTCTCCTGAGTTGGCCTTGTGTCTGTACCTAAGACCAGCCCTGCGCAACGTCCGATTGCAGAAGTTACTGTGTCCTCAACGAACCATTTTTTCATGTTGACGTTGTAAGTGGCCACATTGCCAAAAGCGTAGTCAATACCTGCTGGCTGCTCGTCCTCGTATTTTTTATATATGCGGCACTCAACCAAGATGTAACCAGACTTTATGTCCACGTCAACAATCGACGTGTGGATTTTGCCTGTTGGATAGGTTGCCCAAAAGCGTTTAATTCGCTCGGCAACGCCTTCATAGTTATCTAAGAAGCTCATGATTGCTCCTTGATTAGCTTGCCTAGTTTAATACCGGCGGCACGTCCGCGCATGTATCCATTTGCTTGACCAGCGTTGACGCCTAACGTGTAAAACAACACTGTTGTAGCCAAGAAGCCCAACATGATCCAGCCTATATCTATTGTCACTAACATAATTGCTCCCGTTCAGAGAGCTACTGTGCTTCGCTCCCTGATAACAGAATGAAGCAATAGTCTGACAAGGTCAAGGATTAGGCGTAGTTTTGGGCGTGTCGCTGCTTGGTTTATCCTTTAAGCCGTTGGAAGCCAATACACCGCCAAGAGATCCAGTTAAGAAAATGGCCAGCGTTTTGAGTAAGTCGATAAAAGCGGCGTCATTGGGAGCTTGTGCCGATACGGGCTGAGTCACAAATATCAGCGCGTAGGTAATTCCAAGAGTTACGATCAAAAATACAACCGACAAAGTCATGCCAATAAACAAAATCAACCTGGCTTTTATATCCTCAGGCGATAAACGCTTTTGGTACTTAGGGCGATTTTGGCTGTGGTTTAACAATGTCTCCAAGTAAGTCCTCTGTGCAGACGCCTTGCGCTTCGCACCTTGGTCGTTGACATTCATCATTTTCCCAATTCTCAAATTCTTGGCATGGATAGCGCGTATAGCCCTGATAGCCGCAAGACGACAACGCCAGCGAAAGGCCAACCGCCAGCGTTGCCGCTTGCAGTTTTCGAATCACTTGCGACCATAAACCTGATCGTTAGGATTTAACCAGCGCATAAGTACCGGCACGACAGCTGCTATTCCAGCAGACAAAATGGCCTTTGGATCTGTCACACCAGCCATATAAACGGCAAGACTTGCAGCAATAAATGATCGAGCATAACTGGCCAACATTGGCTTCAATTCGTTCATTTCTTTTTCTCCTTTGTTGCTGTTTTTGGCAGCTCTACAACTGGCAATTCTCCAGCATATTCTGCGTACTTTGGACGACCAAAACCAACAATTTCTTTGCCCAAGAAACGCTGTTTGATCATGACCATTCCGCCATTACGCTGATCGCCATTGCCGCTGGTATTGCCTTCAATACACAAAACACTTTTAAGGCCAACCTTGGCGACGATACCAATATGGCTTATTCGATCCACGCCGTCATGTGGAAAGTCCATAAAGCAAAGATCGCCTAACTGTGGCGTTTCTTTCCAGCGGCCAAGATCCTTCATTTTCTGCGCACCAGCGGCAGTGCTGACCACATTTGGAATCTTGACGCTAGCTTCATTTGCGCACCAATTTACAAAACTGCCGCACCAAGGCAATCCGTCCGCCCCGGTAAATTTGCCGTATTTCGTCAAGTTGTCGCCTTGCTCGATCGTGCCAACCTCAGCAAGTGCAACTGCAATTACAGCTGCTGCTGTACCTTGCGGATATGTCATGAAAGCAAAAGCTTCGCTTCGTCGGCAGTTATGCCAAGACGTTCTAACAAAGCTGCTTTGGCTGTTGCCTTTGCTTCTGCTTCTGCCGCCTTGTCTGCTTCTGCCGCTGCTGCGGCTGCTTCTCTAGCGTCAATCTGCGTTTTTGTCATTTTGGTAATAGTTGTTTCGCCGGTGATTGCGTCAATTTCTAAGATGTTACTCATGAATTTTGTACTCCATATACTCGAATTGAACCTGTCATAGTTCCGCTACTTACGAATACAGTTAAACCATCATAAGAAGTGGCGTTAGTGTTATTACCTGAACGAATATCAATAAAAGCCTGTGAAGCAGGATCTTGTGTATTTGCAAAATAACTAGACTCAGCAGCCGCAAAAGGATTGCTAATGTTTAGCATTACAAAAGTATTGCCTGATGATCGAAGTGCACCTGAAGTCCAGTTAGTATCTGAGAATCTGGCTGCGCTTACGCTGGATCCGTTTGCTTGTAAGGTTTGCACATTGTAATTAGTGGTTGCATCCGTAGTAGAAGCACGCAAGCGGCTCTTAAGGTCAACTCCTGTGGTACCTGTTAAATTCGCTATAACGATGTAATTTTGATAAGTCGATGAGAAGCAACTGTTGATATTTACGGTGGCGGTTGCTGAAGGTGAAGCAGTTGTAATTAGGGTCAAGCCTGAAACTGAAGCCGCTGGCGTTGCCCACTTTATTCCTGTTGCAGCTGTTGAGTCGGCTGTAAGTATCTGGCCATTTGTACCTACTGCTAAACGTGCGGGCGTATCGGCTGCCGTTGCTGCAATCAGATCACCTTTTGCGTCAACAATAGTTTTTGCTATTGCAGCATTTGCATTGGTCAGCATTTGCGTATCTACAGCTTGACCAAAGACGTCAAAATCCGCCGGTAAGTCTGTCACCAAATCTGTAGGGCTTGGCATAACAAAGCCGTA